TGCAATAGCCAAAGCGAAGAACTATTTGAGCTTACCCCCTGAAACATCACTGTAATCCGTTCTGCCCACGCAGGGATGCCAGTGAAGTTAATTGAAGTACCACTGGTAGATGCAACAGCAGTAGACAACACAATCCTCTGCAACTGCGCCCGAGAGCTTGCGCTGTCAGTGCCAAAGAATTGACCGTTGTATTCGATGTTGCCCGGCGCTGGCGTACCGATTAGCGTTTCAGAGGTTAAAACAATTGCTGACATGATTATCCTTCGTACAGAATGTTGACTGTGCCAGCATCGAATGTGTCAGCAGGGCTTCCTGTTGCGCTTCCAATAATCCGCAATTGATCTAAAGTCCCCGCAAGCGAAATAGACCCCGCCCCAAAAAGCATTTGCGCGGCTTGAGATGATGCCATGATAGATGTTGCAACCCATGTGTTGGTTGCTGAGTTCAATAGGGTTAAAGTTGTTGTCCCGTGAGCCACAACTGCCGCCCCTGATGGGTTGTAAATTAAAAACCCTGTAGTTGCGGCAGATACCACAGTGCCAGTAGTAAAGTATCCTGTTGACCCAAGATAACCTGAAGTTGTTACAGAACCAGAGCCAATTTGAACTTGATAGTTTCCTGAACCGTTTGTACTGACACCGCTAAACATTACAGTTATTTTCTTCACCCAGCTTGGAATGCTTATAAATGAAATGCTTGTACCGCTAGTAGATGCAACCGCTGTTGCCAACGTATTGACAGAATTTGTCGCAGTGGCGGCTTGAAGTGTCAGCGTGTTTGATCCCGCAACAGCAGGAGCGTTGACTGCAAGCTGCCCTGATGTATCTCCTGCTAAAGCAAATCCAGCCATTTTATTTGCTCCTTTTGGCTAAAAAGCCTTGAGGCAATGGTTTGCCAATAGACCTGTAATATTCAATTATCACTTTTGTTGCCTCGTCTTTTGTTAAGCAATAGCCAAGAAAAATTCTCTTTCCATCAACAGTTGCCCTTGCTTTAAACAATCCTTTTTTGCCCGTGCAATTATCGAAATGCCATTTTTTTAAACCTGTCTGCCCACCGACATGCCCACATTTTGGGCATGACAAAACTTTATGCTTGTACCCAATCAATCTTCCAGCGTTTTTCTTTCTGGTTTCTGGTGACTGCTTGTAGTTAATTACCCCCTTGCCACCATCTGTTTGATTGACCAAGTCAAAACCCATGTCTTTAAAACATGCAATCAAAAATTCCTCATGCTGGTAAGCCTCTTTTTCGGTAGGCCAGTCAGCAAGAATTTGAATATTTAAACCGCGCTCTTGTTCAATTTTTTGTTTCCACAAATAACTTCTGTCGGAACGTGAAAATGCCCTGTCCTCTCCGCCTTTTCCAACATAAAAAACTTGGTGCTTTGGAGTAGAGTGCATGTAAGTGTAAAAACTCATAGGATCACCCACCTACTGCCACTTGGCAAAGAAACTGTGACACCTGCCGCAAGTGTGATCGGCCCGACAGACATGGCACATGCCCCTGATGTGATGGTATAGCTGACTGTCACCACCTTGGTGTTTTCGTAGATCGGCACTGACGGGTTGAACGCTTGTCCACTGCCGTCACCAACCATTGAAGAAGCTACTTTAGTTAATGCCATGATGTTTACTCATAGAGAATGTTGATTGAACCCGAGTCAAATGTATTTGTGCCGTTTACAGAGGTTATGCGTACTCGGTCGAGTGTGCCTGAGAGTGTTTTTCTACCACCGCCAAACATTGTGTAACCAACAGTCAATTCTGCCATGTGTGTTGCAACCCACAAATTTGTTGATGCATCTAATAAAGTGATAACAGCAGTACCTGTAACAAACAGTGCTGGTTGCCCACCACCGTTGTCCAGAACATAACCAGTAGTCTCTGAGTTTGATGTACCAGCCGAACCAGTAGAGTAAGCACTAGTGCTGTTATATCCTGTGTTTTCAATACCGCCAGAGTCCCCAATTTGTATTAGCAGTCGAGAATTAACTCCAGCGGCACTTAAATTTTGAAACATCACCGTAATTCGTTTTACCCATGACGGGATTCCAGTGAAGTCAATGCTTGTACCGCTGGTAGACGCAATAACAGTACCAGAGGTAATCAACGTTCCACCTGAGTTTGCGTTTGATCCTACTGCGGCGAGGTTAACTGCTTTGGTCATGGTTTACTCGTAAAGAATGTTGATTGTTCCGGCATCAAAGGTGTCTGTGCCGCCTACTGTGGTGATGCGTACTCGGTCTAAAGTGCCGCCTAAAGCAATGTAAGCACCGCTACTGTAAGTTTCTCCTGTGCCAGCGCCTGTACAGCCAACATTACCACTGCCAGCCCATGTATTTGAACCAACCAATGAAACTTGTGTTACGCCATTTCCAATACCTGATGCAGAACCATTGTTATGGATGCCGATTCCAGTTGTATAAATAGCTTGAGCGCTAGCGTAACTCATTGAACCTACATACCCTGATGTAACTACTCCACCTGAAGTTCCTAATTGAAGAATTAAAGTGCTTGTACCGTTAGTAGAAACACCTGCATACATCACCGTTACACGCTTTACCCATGATGGAATGCCTGTAAAGTCAATGCTTGTACCGCTGGTAGACGCAACGGCAGTGCCAGAGGTAAGAACACCCACACCTGTCGGCGTACCTGCTGTAACTGGACTGGTCAGCGTTACCCCTGACACAATATTGGATGAAGATACGCTCCCGGCGGTATTTGGAATGGCATTCAACACACTGGAGACATAGAAGCTCACTGTGGTGACTGTGTCGCCTACCGTACATGCGTTAGCCAAGACAACTGTTGTTCCTGTGGTGGCTGTGAAATCTGCTGCCGCAAGGCGTACGCCGTTCCTGAAGACATCTACGTACCCAACGGTGTAGCTTGGTATGGTGAAGCTGGTCTGGCTTGCTGTAGCCGTAGTGTCTGTCACTGTCCTGTACGCAGTTGTGGTCACGCCAGATGCTGGGATGCCAAGGTAACGAACAGAGATGTTGCTTGTCCCGCTCGGCGGAGCGCCTGAGAATGTCAGCGTTGTCCCAGATACAGAATATGTTGACGGGTCTTGCACCACACCAGTCACAGCCACAAGAATATACGACGTGTTTGCCGGAGCCACCGTCATTGTGAAAGCTGTAGTCGAGCCATTTCCGCTGAACGTGTCAGTCAGGAAGGCTACTGAGATTGGTGTGTTGCCGATATAGCTCATGCTGCAATTTCCGTAACCGTCATAATGGAACTCATCTGCCCGCCAAAGCTGGTGTCAGTGCCAAAAGAATTGATAACACTGCCGCCCCCATTAACGCCAGCATACCAACTATAAGTTCTGGTATCTGTTGAACCCGCTGTTTCTGTAACAAGCATTGTTGCACTGCTTGAGGAATTTGATCCAGCTATACTGATGTTGCTGGTAAAAGTTGCAATATGTAAAACAGATAGTGGCGCACCAGTATTATTTTTCCAGATTGCTGCCCCCGCTTGATCTGCTGTATTAGTTGCTTCAGATAATACAGAGCAATAGACCTCAATAATAATTAAAGATGTTGCTGATGTGGGAGTAAAGGACACCTCTAAATATTTGCTGCCTGTTGTAGAAGATGGCGAACCTAAAGCGCTTGTTGTATAAGCCCAAGCATTCGCACCAGTTTGTCTTCCAGTTACTTGATTTCGTTGGACTTGCAACACAGCACCGGCATAGCCTATTTTCGGTCTTGTAACCGAACTGCTTGCTAATGCATCTGATCCTATTGTGCTTACTGGCATTACGTTACCTCAATCCAGTTTGTTGTGACTTCATCCCATTGATACATCTTGCCATCAGTAGACATAGCAACAGGGGCAGTCCAATTGCAAGTTTCTTCAACCAGCGTCCAGCTTGGGTATGGCTGTGGAGGAATGAACGCATCACGTTGACTGTCGTAGGTGTACCCTACACCAGCATAGTTCTTGCGGATGTTTCCGTTGTAGCTTGTCTTAACCCATGTCTCATGGCCTGTGAGATTTTTCAAAAACTCAACGCCAATAGATTCATGCTCAACGCCATTGGAGTCCATTGTTTCGCGGTTGGCAACAACCAAAACTTCTGTGACTATGTTGTTTAAACCAATTTTTGCAAAG